TCTTATCCAACGCACTTCATTTTCAAATGTTGCTGGAACCTCAACAACTTTTGACGGAGTTTTTAGTAGCACTTATGCAAATTACACAATTATGATTGAAACGATTTTTGCAGCAGATGCCGCAAACGATTTACAATTACAAGGTATTTATTCAGGTACAACTGTTACAGCCAGTTACTATGGCAGTTGCCTTCTCTATCCTAATACTGGTTCAACCTTAACCATTACAGGAAGTTCCAACGCGAGCCAATTAACTATTGCTACTGAAACAGGTGGAACAGCTGCTCGTAGTAGTGGTTTTTTTACATTTAATGATATGGGTCGAGGTTTATACTTCAATGTACAAGGTCAAATGATGAATAATCAATCATTAAACGCACCATCTGTTTTTGGTGGTGGCACTCTTAGCAGTCAAACTTATACAGGATTTTTATTAAAATCTTCTTCAACAAATATCACAGGCACAGTATCAGTCTATGGATGGGCGAAATCATAATGACAACACTTAATGAAATGATTCAAATACTTAAAACAGAATATCCGACTTTAAGAATTGGTGATGATGATGCAGGTTACACCGATTTAACAAGTGCCAAATATGAAGCACAAATTGCTGATTGGGCTAAAGCGCGTCTAGCGAAAGAAACCAAACTTGCCGAAGCCGAAGCCTTAGCAACTGCTAAATCTGAGGCAGTAGATAAACTCACTGCACTTGGCATTGACCCAAAGGCACTTGGGCTATAAGTGGAACACTTGACTAAGATGTATCCGCAAGGCACTTCGGCTGCGTTCATTGAAATTGCAAAGGCTGAAATTGGCACAATTGAGGAAGGCGACAACCTAACCAAGTACGGCAAATTTACAAAGGCCGACGGACTACCTTGGTGCGGTTCTTTCGTTAACTGGTGCGCAGCACAAGCGGGTGTTAAGATTCATTCAGTTGTGGGCACTGCAATTGGGGCACATAAATTCAAAGAAACAAACCGTTGGTCAAACATTCCGCAGTTAGGTTATGTCGCTTTCATGGACTTTCCACATGACGGCATTGACCGCATTTCACACGTTGGAATTGTTGTCGGCTTAATTGACGACAAGCAATGCGTGACCATTGAGGGCAACACCAGCGGGACAGGCGACCAACGCAATGGCGGCATGGTTATGGTGAAGGTTCGCAATGTTGGCAAAGAAATTGTTGGGTTTGGAATTCCCAAATTCGTACCTTACAAGGGCGAACACCCAACAGTTGAAATACCAAAATCGGGAGACAAACCGACAAAGGAGAAAACCAAAAAATGGACAAAGCCAAAGCCTTAATCGCCTCATGGGCACGCTCATTCATGGCAGCCGCGCTCGCCTTATACATGGCAGGTGTGACAGACCCAAAGACCCTTGCAATGGGTGGCGTTGCAGCAATTGCACCAGTTGTTTTGCGCTGGTTAAATCCGCAAGATAAGAGTTTCGGGTTAACGGGGAAGTAACTCGGAAACTCACCGCAGCAGCATTGACTTGGGCACTTGCGTTAATGCTGACTGCGTGTGGGTATCAGGGTTGGACACGTTATGAGTGCCAAGAATATGAAAACTGGTCAAAACCCCACTGCCAAAAACCGCAATGCGTCCCCACTGGAACGTGTACTGACGACATACTTGGATTCTCAACACTACAAACCAGCACGCCGTCGAACCCCTGAGGACGTCCACGCGCAACTGATTTTGATAATTGGTTCAACACTTGCAGCCGTGTTTTTGGTCGTCACCGTTGGCATAACGTATGCGCTTATATTTGTCACCCAGCCAATTGGGGCACAAGCACCCAACGACGCAGCCTTTATTGACCTATTGAAAACCCTGGCCATTTTCTTGACTGGTTCGCTGGGCGGTGTGCTTGCTGGAAACGGACTGAAATCCAAGCCAAAGTCAGGTGACACGCCGACAAACACGCAAGGTTCTTGATTTGGCGCGCCTTATGCGTCACCCTGTATTCAGGTGGTAGTCGTTACCACCAAGAATCGGGAGAATTCAAAATGGTTGTTGACTTATTAGACCCGCAGACTTTGCGGGCTTTATTCCTAATCGGTGTGCTTTGCACCTTAGCCGCTGCCCTGGGTTATTCATGGGGACACAAAGACGGAAGCCGTGAAGGCTATACACGCGGGCGTGCTATCAGTCGCCACATTTCACAATCTCAAAGGGAAGTGAAATAAATGGGATTCCTGGATAATTACGAGGCAAGCCGCGAACGTTTAGAACGTTGGAATCGCACTCACCCAACTGGACGGATTGAAACCAGCATTGTTGAATTTAGTGCTGATAAGGGTTACGTACTGGTTGAAGCAAAGGCGTTTCGTCATGAAGATGATTCACGTCCAGCAGGCGTTGACTACGCCTACGGCTATCAAGGCGCATACCAACAAAACATGAAACGCTGGTTTGTGGAAGACACAGTTACGTCAGCGATTATGAGGGTGCAACAACTGGTTATGGGCGGGGCTGAGAGAAGCACGAAAGAGATAATGGAACAGGTAGAAAAGACGTCAGCAAAGGTAGCCAATACCGACAAGCAATATGATTATTGGACAACCAAGTTCGGTGACGTTCCAAGTTACAAAACCGAAGAAGAAGTTGCCGCTGCTGGCATGCCAACCCTGGCTTCAGGTATTGCAGAAATCTCCAAACAATTGGGTGGGGAATTGGTAAAGGAATCACCGCAATGCAAGCATGGTCACCGCGTTTGGCGCACTGGTACAAGTGCAAAAACAGGCAAGGATTGGGCTAACTTTTCTTGCGTCGGGAAAAAGCCTGACCAGTGTGAGCCATTGTGGTACGTCTTTACTAGCGACGGAACTTGGAAGCCACAAGTATGACAAAGCCACGCTTAATCAAAATACTTGTGTGCATTGAAATTGTCTTGGTTTTGCTACTGATTGGGGTTGCATTTCTATGAGCGATTATTGGGAAGTAATACAAGTCAAAACAATGACTGGCAAACTCATGTGCGAAGGTGAAGTGGTTGCCGAATACAAAGTTGAGCAATGCGACAAGTGTTCAAGCATTGTTAAATTTGACGAATTTGGCTACCAAAAAGGCTATGGCAATGAAAAGATTATTTGGTTTTGTGCGGGTTGCCGTTGAAAATGACCTTAACGCGTGAGGAAGAATTTACGTGCCACGACGCAGCAATACATTTGGCAAAGGCCAACACGGATTATTGGCAAACACGCTCAGGCGGTTACTCAACTGAGAAATCACTACATGACCTCATTGCACAAGACGCCCAAAGTATTGGCAGCGAATGGGTCGTTGCAAAGTACTTAAACGTTGAATTTGACCCATTTGAACAAAAGGGCAAAACCAAGGCTGACGTAGGTTCACACTTTGAAGTGCGTTGGACTAAGTACCTTGCAGGGCAACTCATAATTCACGAATACGACCGCACCGACGACGTGGCAATCCTGGTCACTGGTGAATCGCCGCATTTCTTCATTGCGGGTTGGATTCCCATTGCTATGGCAAAACGTCCCAAATACCGACACAGTAAACAACCCAATTGGTGGGTAACACAAATCAACTTGCAACCTATTGAGAACCTTAGGAGAAGCAACTATGGACACAGTTCAGTTTGAGTGCAGAAAATGCAAAAAGGTAACGAAGCAAGTAATCCACAAGGTAACAGACAACCTTCCCAACGGTGTGGAAGTGATTCAATGCACCAAGTGCGAAGTCATGGGGGTTGCGCAGATAGGAACTTCAAATGCCAATCTATGAGTTTAAATGCGCGGTGTGCCAAATCAGTGTTGAGGTGGATAAGTCAATCCACGACGAACACAACCCAATCTGCTGCGCTCAAAATATGAGCCGCACATACTCAACTTTTGGCATATCCTTCAAAGGCACGGGCTGGGGTGGTCAGTGAAAAGTTATCAACAGGGTTTATCCACAACCGTGCAAAACTTGTGGGACACGCCCAAGGCTACGCACGAAGTTATCAAACACTTGACTTCATACTGTACGCTTGACGCATACAACAACACCACGCATTTCGTGGGTAAAACAAAGAATGAATATCTTTCAAAGTATCTTAGAAATAAAAAGATAGATAGAAAAAGAATTCAATTGTTGTTGTCAATCACTAGCCTAATCGCAATGCTAGGGGCAAGCCCTGCCAATTCAGCCAACTATTCAATAGACCATTTAAAGTTATATGCACATTCTAGGATTCTTGATTACAAAGAGTTTCAATGCTTTAACAAGATAATCACAAAGGAATCGCGTTGGTCATATACTGCAAAGAACGGGTCGCACTTCGGATTGGGTCAGATGAAGTCCAAGCACTACCGTGACTTAGACCCTTTCAGACAAATAGACGCAACTCTCAAATACATTACAATTCGTTATCAAACACCGTGCAAAGCATGGGCGTTTCATCAGCAAAGGAATTACTTCTAATGGCCAGTGCATTAAAGGACAATGGAAGCACAAGCCAATGGCGCAAGATACGCCAACGCATACTGCAACGCGACGGACACACGTGCCAGGCTTGCGGCATGGAAGGCAATTCGGTTGACCACATAGTTCCAAGGCATTTGTTTGGTGA